TTCCATCTCGGTGGTAGAGCTTAGCATTGCCAAGCTGTCCAGGACAATAAGCGTCTTCGGGGCTGAAGCGCTCTCCTTACCGTATTCCTTCTTGTAGCCAGAGAAGAACTCAGATAGGATGGCGTTAACGTCTTCAATGGTAGCAACGGCTATATAGGTCAGCCTTTCAGGGCTGATGTCTGCGCCGATCTTTCGCAGGTATTCGATGTCAACTGCCCGCTCGCTGTCTAGATAAAGAACGTGGTATCCGTTGTCCTGTGCCTGTTTGGCGATGTTGCCGGCGATGAAGCTCTTTCCAGACCCTGATGGACCTGCAAAGAGGGTGATCTTGCCGAGTGGAATGCCTCTCTTGAAATCACCGCTGAGGGCTCGATTAAGCGCAAAATTTCCAGTGCTAAGCCAGTGCACTGTTTCTTGGATGCCAACTGAAACTGTTGGCAGCTTTGAGACGTCTTTCTTAAAACGATCTAGAAACTTTAATGTCATTGTATTGCTCCTATTGCCTTTCAGTAAGCTTTTCGTCTAGCCTCTTTGGAAACCAGCAGCTGGGCACTCAAGTTAACCGCAGCGTCTATTCCAAACGTGATGGGCGAGCAGCTTCAGAAGTGCAGTTACCAGCTTTTCCTTTGCTTGTAGTCCTTAAGCCTACCACCTACTCCCTTGACGACTTACAGAGGGGTGCCGCCAATGAAGTAGGTGTAGGCGCAGGCGCTTACTCAGCGGAGGCCGCCGCCTTTTGCTGTTGGGCACGTAGACGAAGCTGCTCAACGACGCTAAGCTTCTTAGGCGCTTCGCTCGCTCGCGGTTGCTCCGAAGCGGCTGAAGCGCTTACGCTTTCAACGGGCTTCTCGACCTTGCTGACGGTCGGCCGGACAGGCTCTTCGTCTTCGTCATCAGCCGCCGCGACAGCTGCCCCGGTTTGATCAGCGATAAGCATAGCTTCAACCTGCTCTCGGCTGAGCTTTGGAGCTCGGAACTGCTTCAGGTCGTAGAGCTCAATGGCTTCAATGACGTCATCTGCCACGTCAGTTTGCTTAGGTGCAAAGCTTGAGGTGGCGTAGTTGGCGTACTCTCCAGACTTGTCCTTCTTGATACGGAAGTTGTAGCCGCCCTTCAGCTCAAATGGAGCTTCTTCCAGGTCGCCAGACTGAAACGCCGCTTGGATCGCCTTGAAGATTGCCGGTCCAAATTCGATGAGCTTTACCAGCTGCTCAGCGTCATGCTCAACCGGTGAGTCAATCACCAGCACCTGACCGATGTAGCTCTTCTTGCGGTAGTACTTCTTACCAAGAGCCTGATTGTGCTCTGGGCTTTTTTCGTCGTAGTACTTCGCTGAGAGGGCGCAGATCGGGCAATCTTCGCCATACATCTTCAGGCAGGCAACCTTCTCTCTCTTCCCATTGACGACAAGCTCGTGAACGAGGTTCTCAACGAGGAAGCCCAGCGGGTTGTCCTCATCTGCGTCTGGCAGGAATCGAACGGTTGAAATTGTGCCGGTATCGGCTTTCCAGAAGGGGAAGAACTTCTTCCAATCTTGATTACCACCTTCGCTGGTGGTCTTTGATGCGAGTGCAGATGCGATTTCTGCGAGTGTGCGCTTTGCCATGATTCAAACCTTTCAAAAGTTACAAAAATAAAACGAAAAGATGCCAACTTTCGTTGACCCTTTATTTATATGCGGGCACGCATCTTACGCTTCAACTCAACGCTATCGATTGACCTACTTGCTCAACCGATATAGTCATTGTAACTAGAAGGGGGACCAGCTGGTCCCCCTTTCAGGTTTGAAGCAGCGCTCTTTCTGGTTAGACCTGTTTCTCCGTCGCCAGGATCACCTCATCGACCTCACTCCCCTTCCAGGCACATGTCTGAGCGAAGTACTGCTGCTTCAGCGAGGAAGCCGGCACCTCCTTGTCAGGGCGGGTCTTCTGACGGGCGATGAGGGTGTCGAGCGTATTCCAGAACTCGACCGCCACCACCTTCATCCCGATTTCACGCGCCTCCTGAATCCAGCGAGCCCGAGACTTCTTCGAACCGTGGGTGTTGTCGATGAAGACGTTCCTGAATGGCTGCGCTTTCAGGCTCTTCAGCGACCCCTTGAAGATGCGATACACCTCGGCGTCAACGAACTTCTTGAACTCCTCCTCGTGACGGTTGCAGTACTCCCATGCCTCAGCGTACTCCGTCTTCGAGTCCTTCGGATGGCGGTGACCGTAGAACTGCAGCCGGTAGTTGTCGAGCGACACCACGTAGTCATGCTCTCCCTTGTGCTGATTCACCCACGTCGACTTGCCGGAACCAGAGGGACCGATCAGGATATAGCACTTGCCCGTGTCAGCGCGATACTTGTTGATCGTCAGCGGCACCGTCCTGAACTCGTCGATCCAGTTCTCAACGTTCTGCAGCTTCGTCTCGTGGTCATCACTGATCCGGCCGGCGGCATCCGAGCGCAGGCAGTCATAGAACGTCTGGACGTCCTCACGGAGAGTGTGCTCGATGGCGGTCCGGAGGTCCGAGCGCTTCTTGCTGTCCTTGTAGCCGTACGGCAGGTGGTGCTCGATGATGAAGCGAATCTGGCGGGCCTCATCAGCAGAGACGAACTCACGCAGGTGCGGGTCCTCCAGCCAGCACTCGGTGAAGGCGATGGCCGACAACAGCTCATGGCCAGTGTACCGGCGGTAGGTGCCACTGCCGTCCTTCCGGTCAATCGTCTCCTCGGCATCGGGCTTTCCTACGTCATGAAAGAGCAAGGAGAGCAGAGCAATCTTGTTCTGCTGCTCTGTTCGCTGCGAGGCGAAGCTTGCCAGGTAATGATCGAGGCACATCTGAGTATGGACAGCCACGCTGGCCTCACGGTGCCAAGGGCTGTCCTCGACGGTCTGTTCCATCTGCCGCCACAGAGACGACGAGTTGGTGAAGTGCTTGATGTAGGTTTGTGCGTCCATTGCTGTATTGTATCACATCTACAGGTTAGAGGTGTAACAAATACTGGCTGTTACAACAAGCGCCATGGAACAGCTTTCCACGACTCAAGATGAACTACATTAGTCTCTTCTCTAGAAACTGCCTGGAAAATTAGACATCGAGCAGCCTTAGCGGCCCATGCAGCGCTCGTAGACGTTTTGATCGATACGTCCGTTGATGCCTTTAGCAAGCTCCATGCAGTGGTTGATGCGGTTGACGATTGGGCTAGTGGGAGGCTCCTCAACGATCTCAAAAAACTCAGAAGGCGTGTTCCAGGGGCCGATCTCATTGTCATTCATCTTGAGAATAATGTAAATGCATAGACCAATGAAACAGAGGGCAGCGACAATGACCGCAAATTGCACAAACCGCTTGACGTTGATGTTGAACGCCCAGAGGATGAGGCCAATGACGAGGATAGTCAGAATGATGTGCATTGTTTTCTCTAGTTGATAGATTCAGTCAGAAGGCAGAATCTAGTCACATCAATCCATCCTCGTCTGCACAGAGACCTTCATTTCAGGAAAGTGCTTCTTCAGCACTTCGACAAATGCTCGAGCTCCCACTTCCTTGGCGTCCATCCACTGCGTCATGTTTTTCGATGGATTGTGGATGACGTAACCGCCTTCAAAATCATCAGTGTATCCAATGTCTTGGTCCTTGCACATAGCGACAAAGCGACCACGCGCAGGTTGAATTTTTACCCAGGCAAAGCCGCATGGATACCATTCTCCAGGATTTTCTTCAAGGTGTCTTTTTGCCGCAAGCTCAGCGGCAAGCTGCGCTTCGAGAAAGATGTCAAGCTCAGCTTGATACTTGTAGGGCTTCATGTAAAAATGCTCCTGAGGTGGTCTCAGGAGCATTATACAACAAAACCGTGTAACCTGAAAATTGTTACTTCTTTGTTACTTTTTGGCTGCTGGCTTCTTGGCGGCTGCCTTCTTAGCAGGTGCTGCCTTCTTGGCAGGGGCCTTTGGAGGCTTGACGCCCTTTTCGGCCGGTTCTACCGCTGGCTCAACTGGTGCTGGAGCTGGAGCTGGAGCTGGAGCTGGAGCTGGAGCTGGAGCTGGAGCTGGAGCTGGAGCTGGAGCTTCTTGACGGATACCCAGCCAAACTAGAAGCTTGTGGAAAAGACTCTTCAGAAATTCTAGGACTGCCATTTTGGTTTCTCCTGTAAGGTAGACACTCAAGTCTATTTACAGGAGAAACACGGGCGTCAGTTAAAAATGCGGGTTGCGGTCGTTATTCGCTCCGGCAATCATCCAGAAACTACCACCAACCTGACGCCACCCGCCAGTTTCCTTGTAGCGGCGGAACTTGACGCCTTGATCAGTGGTAACCTGCCACGTCGGAGTGATCTTCACGATCTTGCCACACGGGTAGCTGTCGCCGTTGAAGCTCTTGGAGACCTCATCACCAACCGCAGGAGCCTCAATGACGCGGAAGCGGGGGTAGGTGTGGGCGCCCTCGTCCACTCCCAGGTAGGTCCTGCCGGTCATCGCTGTCAGGTAAGCTGACATTGTGCGGGCATCCTCGAGCGACTGAAAATCACGGCACGAGATCCAGCCAGTGCAGTCCTCCAGCGATTTGTATCCGTGTGCCCAATGGGGCCCGCAGCCAGGGTGCTCTTGAGAAACTTGGACAGGCCGGCCGTTTTCAACTCGAATGTAGAACATAGTGTCCTCCGTTGATGGGGCTATTATACACCGTCAACAGAGAAGATGTGTAACAAGCAGAAAAAGATGTGTAACAGCTTTCTCCTGTTACACTTGTTGATGCTCATGCTCGTCTAGAGTTTTTCCATCCTCGACTGAGGTTACGCCTGGAGAACCTACGCTGTCAGGATTTTCAGTGCTGACAGAGACGTGCAGCATTCCAAGGCGCCGCAGCTGGTCAGCCCTTTCAAGGGCAAGAAGCAGGTCTCCATTGTCAAAAAGATTGACCATGGCGGAGCCTGAAACAGCATTGACGTAGAAAACAGCGATGCTCATTGAATCATTATACCACGTGCATCAACCTGTATTAAGGCTGCCAGGTGGCTATTTTGCGTGTCTATGAAGCGTCAGTTGATGAAGAATGGGACTGGCTCATCTCCAAACGCGTCGCTAGAGTCACTTGGCTCCACGTATTCATTCACTCGCTTAAAGGCTTCTTCATTCCATTCAGACAGTCGCTTCAGGAGGCGGACGATACCAACAGTTGCCATCACGGCGTCATCAGTGGCGCCGCTCTTGGCCTCGTAGCTTCCGCCCTTGGCGACGAAGTTCTTCAGCTCAAACAGCAGAAGCTCGGAGTTGATGTGAAGACCATTGGTTGTCTTCTCTACTAGCTGCTTCAGCTGAAGGCACGAGAGAACCTTGGTCTTTCCAGAGGTAAAGATACCGTACTTACCAGGCGCATCGCAGAAGAGCTCAGCGTGCTCCGGTTGCTTCTCATCGTTCTGGTAGAGAGCGGCGAGCGCCTCACCGATGCCGTTGCGCTCAAACGTCCAGATAACCTCTGATCGGCCTTTGACTCCTCCCTCGCTCAGCTTCAAAACAATCCACTTGAGCTTAGCATAAAGCAGAGCGATGTTGACATCATTAGTTCGAAACTCGGCAACCTGATTGAGGGATGGAAATTCAAATACTTCGATAACCGAGAAGTCGCCACCTGTTCCAGTTGATGGATCGCATGAAACAAGGTACGTCTTGCCAATCCCTCCTAGCTCCTCTTCAGGTACCCAGAACTTGAAGCCCATGTCGGTGTGGTGCACCATGCTAGGGGCAATCTGCTGTAGCTTGAGTGAGTTAATGAGCAGTGCATCCGATGACAGAAATTCGCAGCCCACTTCTTGGCGGCACTTAAGTAACCCAAGCTGGGCTACCATCATATCCCAGTACTCGTCACCTCGCTCTGGGTGCTCGCGCCAGTGCACTTGGAAGGGCTTGTAGCCATTTTGCCCTGACATTGCCCCACGCCACAGTGAAGCAAAGAGCTCAGTATCTCCATTGGGGGTAGAGCTAATGATAGCGGAACCACCAGTAGAAAGGGTAGGAGTTAGCGATGCCCACATCTCTTCTTGGATCCGTGGGCTGATAAAGGCAAGCTCATCAAGATACAGCTTTGATATTGAGAGGCCGCGACCAGTTTTTTCAGTGGTAGCTTCGCTCATGATCCGAGAACCATTGTCGAGCTCAAGGTTATGGCGGTTATAGTACTTGACCCCGCATTTTATCCAGTTAGGCAGCTCCTCATAGGCAAACCTGATCCTAGCGGCGATCTCTAGAGCGTGTCCCTGGTTCTTTGAAGCTATAAGCAGCGTGCTATTTGGAATAAATGTAGCGTACCACAGCAGATACATAGCAACCGTCAGCGTCTTACCGCACTGCCTGGGCTGCAGCGTTATGACGAACCTATTTTCATGCATGCACTGAACGAAGCGCTTCTGGTAGTCATACATCTCAAACTTGATGGTACCACGCGTCGGGTGCTGTATCTTAATGTAGTTTTCTATGAAGTAGACGGGGTCACGAGCGCACCTCGCCAGCTCCATTATCATCTGTGGAGTATACTCATCAGTAGCGTAGGCGCGTTTAATTTGCGGGTTGCTGGCCATATTTTTACGCTTTGCTCATTGGGCCACAGCAGTCTGCTTGGTTGTCATTATACGAATTCACAGTCTAGCTCAGTTCGGGCTGCGTCATCTCCTATCTGGCTGCGAATGCTGAGATAGGTGCTAGGTGACCAAACATCCTGCCAGCGCACCAGGAATGGATAGAACTGGTTTCCGGCAAGCGCATTCTGCCAAAGCTGGTGAAACAGGTCTCCCTTCCTAGCTGGCGTAGAACCAATGATAATGCTTCCACTTGGTGAGAGAGAAGACAGAGTTTTCTGAAAGCACTGCTGTTGATCCGGCAGCTGGAGTATGGCAAAGTCAGAAAGAAAGACTGTATCTAGGTAGAGCCCAGCCGGAACAGTTTTCCAGAAGACTGAAAATGAGGAGCCATTCGAGAACCTAAAGCAGTCCCGCAGCAGGCTTAGGGGAGCTGGCTTTATTCCAGGATCGACATTGAGGTACATATTTCTGAAGGCGTCGCAGATGCTGTTCAGCATAGGATGAGTTGGAAGCACTACTCCAACTGAGGTGTTAGGTGTAAAGAGTATCTTCCAAAGTAAAAAGACAAGCGAGGCTGTAGTAAGTCCAGCTTTTCTTGGCTGAACCGTGATGACATTGTGGTGGCTGAGAAGCGCGTCAAGGTACTTTCGCTGCGGGGCTGACGGAACGAAGTTTAACAGCCCTACTGACTTTCCATCAAGCTTAATGTAGTTTTCAAAGAAGTGAAAAGGTTCTAGAGCGCATAGCTCATCTTCTGCCACCTTTCGCCCGCTGGCCGATTTCTGGGCAAACTTGCCCTTGTTGCTGATAATGATCATGCTTCTACCTCAAATAGGTGATTTTCAATAAGCTGTGGGGTGCGCTCATGTAGCAGCACCTCAAAGTGATTTGCTTTTACCTCTAGCTTTTTTCCAAAGCGAAGTGCTTTTTGGCTCTTGATGGTGACGATGCTGTCGTTCTCTTCGACCGAGGTGGGTAGGTTTCCGCCCGTTGAAATAATAGACAGAGTTGGCACTGCAAGTTTCAGCTGGCTAATGAGCTCAATCTTTGGGGATGTTGGTGTGATGTCGTGCAGCACCTTTGGATACCCAGGAATCCACCTTAGACCTGATGCAGCTTTGGAACCTCCAAATGGGGAAGAGATGCAGACCAGACCATCCACGCGATCGACGTGCTCCGCTGCCATCAGCGTTGCTAGAATTCCACCAAGAGAGTGCCCAACCAAGCTGAACCTTCCCTTGGGAAGCTGCTTTCTTACCTGCTGCATGCTGTCCCTGAGAGGCTGGTGACTATCGTAGTTCACGACGATAATGTCATGCGCCGGCAGCTTTGTCTGAACGTATGAAAAGCTTCGATGAGAAGAGTTGAAACCGTGAATGTAGGCAATCTGCATAGGCGGGCGAGTCCTGAAGTAGATTACCTATTTACTGCGCTCCACCTGCGACTTCTAGCTAATCAGCATTTATAGGTAGATTACGCCTTCTGGCTCTGTTCTATGGAAAAGAAAGAAGCTTCCATTTTTCAGCTTTCTAATTTGTAGGCTACGGTCATCAGCAGGCACTATCTCAAACCACGAGGTTTCTCCAGTCTTGAGAACAGTGTAGTCAGCTTGCCAGTATCCTCTTATGTTGGAAATACCGGTTATTTGGACCTTCTTAAACCCCTCTTCATCGATTATGCCAGCTATGACTGTTTTGCCCTTCTTTAGAAGAGAAGAAATCATGTGAGCTATAAATGGCTTTTCATCATCATAGCCATCAGCTTCTTCGTTGATAAGCTGCGATACTTTCACCTTGGGTTGTGCCCCCATACCTTGAGAGACAGCAGCTTTCTAGTTGGATTGCCGTCTTCATCATAGAGCGGCCCAGCTGCCCCCTTCATTCTGCTGATGAAGCTTACCTGCTTGCCGGCCCATCGCCACATCTCAGGTGACCAGTTCTTCACAGGGGTCCGCTTCATCTTTATAATCCACCGAGCTGACTGGATGCCGGTTGAGATCCCCATCTTGGAGGCTTCAGCTCGCTTCATGCCGGGGTGCTGCTTTGGGTCCTTCTTTGCCAGCTCCATTTGCCGGTCAAGCCACCTTTCAAGGCTGTCGGCGCTCATGTTGACAAGCTTTCTCCAGCGGGCATAGAGCTCCCGGCGGCGCCTTTGCTCCGTATCTGAGATTTCTTCAGTCAGCAGTTCATTCAGCTTCATCTTCTGTCTTCAGACATTCAGTAAATGCAAGACCAAGAGCTACACAGTGATAGCTGCAGAAAATGCCTGGAGCCCATGAGGTCACTTATGGGCGATAACTGCCGGCAGTAACTTATGACGCTTGATATCGATCTTGCCAGTCTTACGGTTTATCTTACCGCCGTAGTGCTCAGCTTGACGATGGACGCGGTCAAACAGCTCGTCCATTGCAGCCATTATCTCATCCTGGGTCAACGGCTTGTCTGGCGACGCATCAAGCAGCTTGAAGTTTGGTTCATAGCCGCGCTTCTCAAAAAGTTCTTTTACCTTCATGTTAGCAGGTTTCTTAACTGGCTCATTCTAGGTTCTCTAGCTTGTAGCGAGTTGTGGAGATGAGCTCCTGAATGTCATCCATTTTGGCCTGAATCGGGGTGTCTTGAGGTATTACTCGTCTCAAGTCATCAACAACGTCATCTAGGTCCTGGATGAAGAGAAGCGGGTCCTGTTCACTGAAGCCGTTTGGCTCGCTGAGCTCGATGTGCCCGTCAGTTCCGTATTTCCCCATGTACATCTCGGCCAGTTCGTCTGTAAGCGACTGGAGCCCCTCATACAGCTCGCCAAAAGCCATATGGTGAGAGAAGCGCTTTACTTTCCAGTGCCACATGTGGGCAACCTTTACTGCGGTAAGCAGCTTTTCCAGGAGAACGTTCATTGCGCGATGGTCCATATTCTGTTCCTTTAACTCGGAAAGTATACTTTATTTAGTGACTGGGAAGCGAAAACTGCATAGAAACTCATCAAACTGGCTCGTACTGCTTAATGAGCCCCATTGTGTCATCTGCCGAAAATCGTGCTCTTTTCTCAAGCACTACCACCAGCATGCTCGGGAGGTCCTTGAAGATCTTAGCTTTAGTAAGAGTGAAGTTTCTGGCGTCGCCGTCATTGATGAGCACAATGTCAGAAGTTGTCGGGGGAGTATCAGCTTTAGACAGCCGATATTTGCTCTTTGGGTGTTTGCTATAGGTTGATGGTATACTACAAACTTTTAGGATGACATATCGCTTTCCTATATCTTCCTTGCTAACAGTGCCGTATGCCGTTGTTGAAAAAATACCCCCTTCATTCAGCCCCAGCACCTCGTGAAACTGGACGGCGTCGCGCGCTTTCCGTTCATTGCTAATATTTCCAGGGTTGTATTTTGGCCACGCCAGAAAAATAGGTTTTCCATTTCGTAGGGCGTCACGAATCAGCGCTACCTGAAAGATATCTTCATCTTCATCTTCTTCTATCGATTCTTCAAGAGGCTCTGCCGTTTCGATAGCGGACATCAAAAAATTTCGAAGCTCCTTTACGTCCTCGATCTTAGCAATATCGTTCAGCACGCGGGTTCTTTCGTCCCATGTAAGTCCACGCTTAACTGGAGCGTCCGTCTCAAGCTCCACCTGCCATACTACTCTATTTGGCCCCACTGACAGCTTAGGCGAAAGAGGCTTCCTCTTGACAATATAGAGAGTGGCAATTGGCGTACTATTCATTAGGCGTAATATCTTATACACCATCTTGTTTTTCTTAACAGATGCGCGCTTTGCATAGT